CGAGGCTCCCTCAGCAGGTCTTTCAACCTGCATGGCCCCTGGTGGTCTACCAGGGGCTATCCCATCCAGCTTTGATGTGGACGCTGGCGGTCCTTCCGGCACGTTCAAGATGGTCCAAGTCCAATGGAGACCTCTCGATCTCCCACCAAGGGCGATTGCATGGTGGAGGCTCCTCGAAAGGAGACTCAGCGGACAAAAACCATTTCATCAAGGCTCCGTAGCCATCCAGCTTGGAAACTGGCGGCTGCGAAACAACCTTCATGCCCCTTACCAGGGGGCGGTGAAGGTTAGCGTCATGGCTCAGACCCTGGTCAAGGATCTGATCTAGGCTACCATGACGCCCTAGGAGAGAAGATGTCGACATGATGTAAGGAAAGGGAATGAGATTCCCAATCCATCCATCAAGCCAATCGGCAGTACGCAACCACCCAGCGTGATACAGCTGGTTACGAAGCGATACCGTCGACACAATCTCTCGAACGTGACGTCGGTTTTCGGGGAGAAGAGTACGTAGGCGGACGACTTTCGTCGACTTCCCATCGTAGAAATCCTCTCCACAAGACTCCCGGAACTTACCGTTCCAGTACGACTTGTGCTCATTAACGCGAAACCCAAAAGTTTCGAGAGCCCGAATTACCGAAGGCGTGTAGCACGTGGGAACGATTAGATCATCCCCGTATGCACGCACCCGACCGATTAAGGACTTAACGTCCGCCTCGGTCAACCGTCTGTTGAGCTGCATCTGGATCCCCAGGAAAACCACAGTCACGAAGACTATGGACTCCATAGGGAAACAGAGCGCTGAACCCATAGACGCGAACTTGGCAAGGCGATGAACGCCCCTGCCAGGTACATCAGCCTTCCGGCTCCTAGTCACATCGAGGGCTTGTGAAAGCCACCGATGATTACTGACAAGGAGTCGTACATGCTGATTGGATACCCGATCCGAAGCCTCACTCAAATCGAGTGTGGCGAGGTCCCCAGTGATGGAGCCCTCTCTCGCGAGCCGTTGGTTTGGTTCTTGAGATACGAATTGCATGAGCTCCCTCGTTTGGTAAAAGCGAGGGATCTCTTGCACCATCATCGCGAGAACCGCCTGCTGCATATACTGCATGTAGGACGGTTCAACGGCGATGATTCGTGGTGTATCCAGCGTTTTAGGGACAGTGACAACCCTAACGGGCTGTTCGTCCCGAGGTTCGAGGACCTGTACGCCCCTCAGAGCATTAATCTGCTCTGGGGAGGAGGGATTCGGGATGAGATACTCCCAGTGTGGGAACGTCTCTTCCAGTCTCCGAGTCCACTGCCTAAGTTCATACTTCGCGTTGCCGCGAAGCTTATCGGCAGTAGCTCCTGGGCCGTGCTTCGGAAAGAGCATCTCGTGGTACAGACGATTGTCTATACGCGAGAAGAAATCTCTCCAGAGCAGAGCTCCGATTTTACGGAACTCTTCGAGAAGCCCCTCTTCAGAGAGGAGTAGTTTCTCGTACGACTCACGTACGTCCTGCTCACACAAGACCCACTTAGATAAAGCAGCGTCCACCCTTTCGGGTGAGCACTGGACCTCCTCCAACCCAGGAGAAGAGTCAGGCAGGATCTTTGCCCACATCAGAGTAATCTGACGCACGCATCGAACTGCCTCTAAATCAGGCGGGTCAAGCAACAGACCGGTATCAGCATCGAATACACGTGCAAGCAAACCTCCTAGTAATAGGGGGAGAGCTCCTCTCCGCTGGAAACCAGCGAAAGAGGCGTGTGCGACTCTGCCTTCGTCAAGAGACTTTGTGAAGTCCTTTCCGAAGCGGGCCAGGGAAATCGTTAGAAACGAAATCCCCTCGTGTTCGATGCGACTCGTGATCCGTTTAAGGTCACGAGCGGTGCTTACGCCACATCGCACCCTCGTTTCTTCGAGGATGCACTGCAGGAGCGCGATCAGGCTTTTCATGGATCTCCGATCTGTAGAACGGATGGTCCATCCTCAGCTTGACACGCACCGGTGAAAGTCTGTCAGCTCTCACCACCCAGAAGCTGGGTGACCCGAGCTCCGGTAGACGCCGTCAGATACGCGACCAGCGCATCGACGACGGCTTTCTCCTCGGCCACTGTGTAACCGTTCACAGGCACGTCGACCGTCAATGACGCTGTCATTGACGAGCGAGTGTTCTGCGAGGGAACCAGTGGATCCGCAGAGATCTTGGAGCCCACGAGCTTCAGGACACGACGGTTACGACGCCCGTAGGCGTGCGAGACCGTCATCTGGTACAGGCCGTCGGAAGACGTAAACGTCCCCGACGACTCGCCAGAACCAGTTCGCGGAAGCGAAATGGCCGTTCCTGAAACTGTGACAGATTGTGGATCGGCGAATGCCATGCAACGTTCCTTGCAGTAGTTGTGTAAGGATCAGGCAGGTTGCCTAGATCCCCGTCCTGGAGGGATTACATCCCACAATCACAAGCGATTCGGCCTTATGGGCTAAAGCTTGTGCAGGACTCCCGGTGCCTTGGTCAAACCAAGGGCTCCGAGTATGGCCGTCTGAGAGCTTGACAAGGCTCCCAGATTAAAGCCAAATCCGTAAGGGGTAGCTGCCGTCCGCGTCTTTGACTCGAAAGTCTCAGACGCGGTGACAGCGGTAGGTCCGGTTACGCCCGTTCGCGGGCGCATTCCAGTCACGGAATACATACGTGTCACCTTGCGGTGATGCATAACGTATGCGTACCGGGCCACTAGCGAGTCGTTTGATAGAGCGACGCAGTTCCTTATAAAGGTTCCCGCGTCACTAAACCAATCGGCAAGCCAGGACCAGGGAGTCAGTTGCCAGGCGGTATCGAGGTCAAACTCGGTACCCAGCGCGTGATTAGCGAGCTGTTCATACCTTTCCAGCTTTCCGAGGAACGAATGTGCCTCGGAGAGATAGTAAGTGTATGCGCCTGAAAACCAAGTCTGTTCTTCGACAATGTCTCGAACAGACAAACTCCCCATCGAGAGGTATAACTGGGTCGTGTAGACATCCGACGTTCCGAAGAGCGACGGAATACCGGTGACAGAAGTACCGCCACCGTTTGTCAACAGATCCACCTCTCGACGTGATTCACCGAAGCTGCGGCGACGCCGGATGTTACGTCCGGAGTCGCGTTGGAACTGCTGAACCCGCTTATGGAATTCAGTAATTCCGACGGCTAATTTCTGCAAATCGGCCTTGAGAGGCCGAATGCCGAATTTCCAATTCAGGTATTCCGAGCCCACTGAACGTGAGCCCGGTTTCCCTTTATAGGACGTTCCAGGTAGCTTGGGCAAGCCCTCGCGTAATTCACCTAGGAACGCAGCCAGTCCAACTTCGGTCGCTACAGGAACCGCCATTCCCCACAGCTTAGTACCGTCCAACTTAATCTGAGTTGGAGAGGGTACATAGCTAGTAAAGGGTGGCGCTGACGGAACTCGTGACTTTGCCACGGGCATGGAAACCATGACCGGGCCATAGTACGAGACTCCGTTAGATGATGGGTGCTGTTCAATGGACTCATGTTGATTCCACTGAAGCTCGGTTGTTAACCGAGTGCTGAAGTCATGACCAGTGTCGTACGGTTTTACCGCTTCGACACGGACATTTCTATTCAGCTCTTCACCCGTCATGCTCTCGTAGCGTGAATCCTCGGAGACTAGGTCTCCTCCAGTTCGCCAACTGGTGGTCGTTTGCGACCAAGGATTCAGATCTACGAAACCTCCATCGACCTTAGCGCCACTCAACAGGTACCGGTAGTTAACCCGGTCCTTGTAGGTGGCAGATCGGTTAGAGGTTACAGTAGGCATGGTCCTCCCTTACGGTTTTCCGGTACCACGGATGGAGGGCTCTTTGTAAGAGCCCCCCACCCATGGGTCCCGGAAGGGCGCCCGCGCACTCGCACGGACGTTTGCCCCACGCCGTTAAACGTGGTGCGACGTACGGATCAGGGTACGCCGGAGTTGTGCCAGTGATGAACACTGTCACGGGTACATAGCGCTGGGCTTTGCATGCTAACTCCAGGTGGGTTAAGCCTGGAGCATCGCAGCGCGGCCGTACAAAACGCAGGCCTGGACCACATCAGCTTTCTCCACTGAGGAGAAAGCAGTGCAGGACAGGCAAAGACAAAGCTATTACAGTGGTCTCCCATTACAGGAGCCACCGTACACTTTGTCTCCACGTGGCTAAGCACCTGGGGCCCCCTCGGGGGC